GCGGCACCCAATGGCCCGGTAACAGGAATGGCAACAGGAACTTTAAGCGATGGGAAAATAGCGTGATTGGAAGCATAACAAGTTCAATAGATTTAACGAGTGCCTCAAACACCGCAAGCAATTTATTAAACAACATAAAAGACATAGCGATTGCGAAAATTAGCTCTATTTTGCCATTTACAGGATTCATAGGAGATAAGAAAAAACAAATTCTATTTATGGCAAGCGGCCTGTCTGTGCGAACATTTAAAAACATAAAACGCAAAACAAAGGCGCAATATGCAGAGCATCAAGTTCTTTACAGCAAGCCTGTTTCGGAATTTACAGGAATGNCATTGGACGAAAAAGAATTTGAAATAGTTTTGCACGGTGGTCTGGGAGTTGAGCCATTGATTGAAGTTGAGAATTTAGAAAGTATGGCAGCTTCGGGAAAACAGCAGCCTATTTTTCTTGAAGGCAAATTTCAAGGGAATTTTTTACTTCAAGATGTGGATAGCGAGACAACGCATTGGCACCAAAACAGGCCTATTATTATGATTGTGAATTTAAAATTAAAAGAATATGTAGAGAGTATTCCAACGGAGGCACAAATGAAAATGAGGGCAGACGAATTGAATAGGGGCGCGACTGGATTGGGCGGCCCGGAGAAATTACCGGGCACACCAACGGAAGCGGTAAAAAAACTTAGAGCTATGGTACTTTAATATGGATTATGAAATACTAGGCAAGCCATTAACGGAAATTGAAATAGGCGCGACAGGCGTACGCGCTATTATGCAGAATGTAAAGACAATTTTAGGCACGTGGCGCGGCGAAGTATTTTTAAACAGAACGTTTGGTATAAATCCAGAAATAATAGACGCGCCCATAAATTCGGTGGCCGCTAGTATGATTGCCGATGTTACTTTGGAAATAGAGAAACAAGAACCGCGATTTAAAGTAACGGCTATTACATTGGAGCCTAGCGAGGCGGGCGATGGCAGACTTATTCCGAAAGTTGTCGGGCATATTCGCGAGGGAGTTTTATTGTAGGAGATTTTATGGCCATTGATACAAAATTTGAAAATGCGCTGGGAAATGCTTTAAGCAATGTAGGGATTAACGTAAATAATTCGGTTATTTCAGCTATTGCAAATTTTATGCAAACAGAGCTTAAAAGCCTAAGATTCTATACGTTGCCCGATGCTGTATTTTTGGAAATGAACACAGCCGAGGTTGAAAAGAGCGTAATTACTTTTTACGAGGGGATAACAAACACAACCCTCTATCCCGCAGACCCGGTAAGATTATTTTTAGGAACACTCGCGGTTATCATAGCCCAGCAGAACGCGGAACTAGACTATAAAAATAAAATGAATTTATTAAGATATTCCAAGGGTGTATTTTTAGACCATTTGGGGGCGTTCCTGCACGTCTTTAGGCTTGACGAATTTCCAACAAAAACAACGCTAAAATTTTCCTTGCAAGAGGCAAGGAACGTTAATACAACCATTCCGCAGGGAACCCGCGCCACCGCAGACGGAAAAATATTTTTTGCAACCGATTCTATTTTGATTATTCCAGCGGGGGAGCTATGCGGAAAAATAGCGGCAACCAGCCTAACTTATGGAATTGAAGGCAACGGAATAGCAATAGGCGAAATAAGCAAATTAGTGGATTTAGTTCCCGGCATAACAGCCGTTGAAAATACAGAATTGACAACAGGCGGCAGCAACGTGGAGGACGATGAAAGTTTCCGCCAGCGAATACATTTAGCCCCAGCAATGTTTTCAACGGCGGGCAGCACCCTAAGCTATGAATATTGGGCTTTGACGGCGCACGGTAATATAAGCGATGTGTCTGTAGTTTCCCCATTGCCCGTAGTAATAAATGTATTTGTAATGCTTAAAGGCGGGGTTATTCCCGATGCAGACGGAGCGGAAATAAAAGCAGTTGTGGAAATTTTAAATGAAAAGCAGCATAGGCCGCTTTCGGATTTTGTCGCGGTTTATCCGATAAATCACGAGCCTGTGGATTATTCTATTGAATGGTTCATAACTTCCAGCCAAGCAACGCAATTCAATGAAATAAACGAGAGGGTAAAAGAAGCCGTAAAAAATTATGAAGCGTGGCAGGTTGAGCGAGCGGGCAGGGATATAGTACCGGATAGATTGATTAAAATGTGCCTTGAAGCGGGTGCAAAAAGAGTAGTTTTAGATAACCTGTATTTTACCCATATTGACAAAAGTAGCGTTGCGAATTTTATAGAGAATCCCGATAGAATTATTTTTGGCGGGGTAGAAAGTGAATAAGCGCAAATGCTGTAGAAAAAATTTCCGCAAAGCCGAAATGATACTATTTCACTTTAAATGGTTTTGCAAAAAATGTTATGAGGTAGAGAAAAAAGAGTGGGGGGATAATGGTTAAATTCAGTTTTAACGATTTATTGCCTCATAGCATAAAAGACGACCCGAAAATAAAAGCCGCTTCGGAATGTTTGGATATGCTGTTTGAAAAGCATAATGATAGGGTTAAAAACCAGCTTATATATTCCCGCATTGACGAGCTAGACGAACAAACATTAGACGACATCGCGTGGCAATGGAATTTAAATTATGATAATGGCTATAGTTTATTAGAGACCATTGAAGAAAAACGCGAGCTGGTAAAATCGGCGTTGCAACTGCATAAATATCTAGGCACGAGGTGGAGCATAGAGAGGGCAGGCAAAATTTTAAATATGCCTATAGAAATAATTGAATGGTGGGAAACCAAGTACGAGACAACTTTACAGCCGGGCGAGTTTGATGTTTTTGTTGACGCAAATCAAAGAGGCGTTTCGGATAAATTCTATAGCGATGTAATAAATTTAATAAACTCTTTGAAAAATGCCCGGTCGCATTTGCGAAGAATACAAGCGATAATATCTATTAACGCTAATTTATTTATTGGCTCGGCTTGTATTTTAGGTGGCATAACAAGAGTAATTTCGGAAATTCCAAAAGAAATAGAAATTAAAATGGATAAATATATTGGTTTGGCAAGCCAGCAGGCTATAGTAAGCTACGTTTATCCCGATAAATCCGTAAATACGCAAATTAAAGTTAATAAGCGAATTGGGGCTATATTTTATTCAGCATATACAACTAGTGTTTTTCCAGATATGAGTTCAGAAGTTCCACCACAACAATAGGAGTGTTAATAATGGCAGAAGTTCAAAGGTTCAGAAGTGTTTTTACGCCTTACGGCAAGGAAGTTTCCATAAACGCATTCAACAGCGGAGATAAAGTCCAAATATCTTTTATGGGTATTGGAGATGGCAATGGCGCGGAATACACGCCGGAGTTTGGGCAGGAGGATTTAAAGCGTGAATGGGTAGAGATTCCCATTAACAATATTTCTATTGACGAGAATAATCCCTTCTGGTTAGTCACCGAAGGAATTATTCCAGAAAACATTGGTGGTAATTGGATAAGGGAAGTTTCTATTAAAGATTCTACGCATAGGGTTATTGCGGTAGCAACTGTAGCGGCAACGTATAAACCAGTGCTTGAAGAAGGCAGCGCAACCGCTTCTGTTATTCGCGTTGTTATTGCCGTCAATGATACTAATGTATTTGAATTAACCGTTGACCCAAGTGTAGCCCTAGTTGCTCGCGACGAGTTTCTTAGGCGCGTTGAAGAAATAGAGCGTAGAATAATACCGGAGGCACCCATTGACGGCAGGATTTATGGCAGAAGAAATGGCGTTTGGCAACGCATAGTTATTTCAAACGCATTTATTGACCCGCGTGACGGCAAGAATTACAGAACTGTGGAAATGCCCAATGGCAAAATCTGGATGGCGGAAAATTTGAATTACGCGGGCAGCGACCCATTAAATCCAATCGGTGTTTATTACGGAAGTGGAACAACGCCGGGCAATGCGGAGCCATTTGCAAAAGCTGGGCGGTTATATACTTATGACGAAGCCTTGACGGTTGCGCCTCCGGGTTGGCACTTGCCCAGTGATGAGGAATGGGAAGAACTAGTTACGGCAATAGGCGGCGCGGCTGGCGGTGGAACCAAATTGAAAGCTACCGCAGGTTGGAATATGAACGGTGCGGTTTCTGGGAATGGCACAGACGATTATCAATTCACAGGATTACCGGGTGGCTACCGCTATACCGATAGCACGTTCAGCAATGTTGGCAACTACGGCCACTGGTGGAGTTCTACGGCTACTGGTGCCAGTAATGCTTACTACCGCCGCCTTCACTATACTAATAGTGATGTTTATCGGAGTACGTATACTAAGGCGGCCTCGTTTAGTGTGCGTTGCCTCAAGGACTAAGTGCGCAAGCACCGCCGCCAGCCGCAAGGCAAGCGGCGCAACGCCAAGATGTGTGCGTACATTTATTAGAATTAGTTAGGGCGTTTTTTAGCAAGGAGAAAAATGAGAACGGAAGATATTTTAGTAGTAGAAGAAAGCGGGGAGAATTGCATAAATTTAATCCGCGATAAATACTTTTGGCAAGTATGGAATAAGAGCGCGTTTCTTTTCCATACCCATATAAAAAAATATCAACCGCACAAAAAGTTCATAAAGAAAATTTCCCAAGACATTGCGTTTATAGCATTCCCGAATAATGCGCTTCCTTCTATTCAAAAAATCGCGGAAGAAAAAGGATTCATATTCATAGAAAAATCCAAAGACCATATAGTAATAAGCAAAGTTCCGCAGCCTAGCGGTTACGAGCAATGGTGGGCAGATGTAGTAAAGGCAAAAGTAAGCACAAAGAATAATGAAATTTCAAAATCAAATAATTCCGAACATCGCTTGCTTCCAGCCTATAAATGCGTTTATGATTTATGCCTGCACATTTACAACGTGACCGATAAAATGCCTAGAAAATTGAAATATGATTTAGGCACGAGGATTCGCGGCTATGCAACCGATTTAGCGGAAAATATGCACGTAATGACAACCAACGTAAAACTTTTAAGCACCGAAAATAAAATCGCCGAATATGCCGCTACAGCCCATAAGTTGCGGATAGATATAAGGCTGTTGAAAGATTTAGACGCAATAGAGCCTAAAAGCTGGGGGCATATAAACGTGCAGATTGAGGATTTTCTAAATTTATTACGGGCAGAGTTTCTAACTTCAACTCGGAGCAAGAAAGCGACCCATTCACAGTCCAGCGAAACACTCCCACCGAATAACACTCCGGCGAGTATATGATAAGTCATAGAGATTCCAAAGAGGTCTTTTTATGAGTTCTTTAAGTTTTCGCAAAATCGTGGCAACCGCAATACCGATAGCACGTTCAACAATGTTGGCAACAACGGCAACTGGTGGAGTTCTACGGCTAGTGATGCCAGTAATGCTTACAACCGCCGCCTTAACTATAATAATAGTGATGTTAATCGGAATACGAATAATAAGGCGAACTCGTTTAGTGTGCGTTGCCTCAAGGACTGCGAGGGAGAATTTACTTTGGTAGATTCTCCCATTTTTTACGAACTGCACAGGGCGTATTTTGACGCCAGGAAAAATAAACGAAACACAACGAACCAGCTTAGGTTTGAGCATAATTTAGAAATAGAATTGATTTCTCTTTGCAGGGAATTGGAAACAAGAACTTATGAGCTTAGACCGGGCATTTGCTTCATAAACGATTTCCCCGTTAAGCGTGAAGTAATCGCTGCCGATTTTAGGGATAGGGTTATTCACCATTTTATTTACAACCGGATAAATAATATATTTGATAGGCAGTTTATTTATGATAGTTATAGCTGTAGAATAAATAAAGGCACGTTGTTTGGCATAAACAGAGTTAGCAGGTTCTTAAAGCAATGCGGTAATCCTTGGGTTTTGAGGCTGGATATAAAAGGCTTCTTTATGGCAATAGATAGGGATATTCTTTTTAAATTGACTATGGAAGGATTAAGAAAACATAAATGCGAGCTTATAGAATTTTTGGTTCATAAAATTATTTTCAACGACCCGATTAAAACCGCCATATTTCGCAGCTTGCCTAGCGCGTGGAATGATTTACCGCCCGATAAATCTTTAATGGGTTCAGCGGCTAACTGCGGGCTTCCCATAGGCAATTTAACAAGCCAAATTTTTGCAAACGTTTATTTGAATCCGTTAGACCAATTTGTAAAAAGAGTTTTGAAAATAAAACGCTATGGCAGGTATGTAGATGATATGGTTTTCGTAGATAATGACAAAGATATTTTATTGAATGCGATTTCCAGCGTTAGGGATTTTTTGGCTAATGAATTAAATTTGACATTGCGCCCGAAGAAAATAAAATTGCAGCATTGCTCTAAGGGTTTTGCGTTTTTGGGAGCATATATTTACCCAAACAGAATTATGGTTGGCAAGCGAATAATGCAGAATTTCCGCAAGGCTGTATTTTCGGAAAATAACATTGTGAAGGTTCAGAGCTACTTAGGATTATTAAAGCATTTTAGTTAAAAAAAATTATTCAATGCTTGGATATTAGGCTTTTAATTTTCTAGTTTATTTGGTATGGAAGCGAATGTAAATAATGTTTGGCAGTTCTTAACGGTAGCTATGACTATTGCACTACCTTCAATGATTGCACTCACAAAATATTGGATAAATAAATCCGATGAGCGTGAGGCAAAAAGAGCGGAGGAGCGCGGACAAAAAAGAGACGTTAGATTTACGGAGCTGGAGCATAAAGTAAATATAGCCGATGCAAAAGCCGAGGGCGTTGGCAAATCATTAGACGAATTTAAAAATGAGTATAAAGAGGAAGAAAAGCAATTAAAAGAAATCGGGGAGCGAGTTTTCAACATAGAAAAGAATTTAATCTCGCGAGAGGAATTTTTCAAGCTGCAAGATACGGTTCATAATGTGGATAAATGCGTTGTTGAAATAGCCACCATTTTAAAAGAGCGGACTAAGGCTTTAGCTTAAAGCCTTAGTATTATTCCGATTAACCGCGCTCCAAACGTTGCATAATAGCTTCCAAAATCCAACCGCTCCGCTCCTTTGTTGAATTTGCAGGAATACGTTTCGCAATGACTTCCGGGATAACTAGCCATTGCCGAATGTTACCCTGTTTAATCATTTTACACCTCCGTTTCTTCTTCTTCGTAATTTTCAAATTTTAAATTTAAACAAATAAAATACACAAAAGCACCCATAGCTATTTCTTTAGCCGCTTCCTCACCAGTTAAAACATTGTTATTTTTTAAATGCAAAATAAAATCGCCCGTATCTTCATCCCGTTCGTACGCCATAACCTCCGACTCTTCTAAATTTTTTCTTTTGAAATTTTTGTTGTAATCCGCAAAATTTCCGCTCTCGTTCGCGTACATAGTTATAGGGTAATCTTCACTATCGCCCATAATTTTGTCAAATTTTTCCGAATCTTCGTCCCTGCATAAAGTACAGCGGTACGCTTCCTGCTGCGCCATATCCAAAACTTCGTCAGCCGTTAAATTTTCAAAAACTTTTTCGGCTGCAATCCATATTGGAAAGTCTTTTTTAAGCTGAATTACTTTGTCACGTAGTTCTTCAATTTGCTCTGCGGTAAATTCATTATTTTCTCTTTCCATTTTACACCTCCTTTTTCCAGCAATTATCACAAATATATATACCGCCCTCGCGCTGTTCTGCGCTTCCTGCGCAATCTTGCTTGGAAACATATTTTCCGCAGCATTGGCACTCAACAGAATCTTCTGCCGCTGTTTTTTTGATTTGGTTGTCCATTTTGAACCTCGCTTTTTTTTGCAGGGCAACATCGCCCTACACCTATAATATACATTATTTTTCGTAAAAGTGTAAAAAATAATTACACTTTTTAATAAAAATCGTAAAAACTTGCCAAAATCCCCCGAATTTTATATATTTATCCTAAAATAGCCCATTATTTGAGCTATTTTGGAAGTTTTCGCGGTTGTGAATCGGTTTCATTATTTTTTTTCATATTCAAAATGCGAAAACTTCAAGCCCCTAGCCTTACCGCTAGGGGCTATTTTTATAGCCAAATTAGCCCTATAGTGGCACTTTTAGGGCTTTGGGCTGGCAAACATAGCCCAAGGGCTAGGATAGGGCTAATTTTTGGGCTTTTTGGGATTATTTAAAGCCGCTTTAAAAGTTTCGGCAGTAGCATCTAAGAAATTTTCAAAAATTCGGAATGGGGTTTCAATTAGGAGCATAAAGCCCGCACCCATAAGCTCCAAGTCTTTTTTCAATTTCTTTAATTCTTTGTTTTGTTTTTTACGCATAAATTTAGAACCTCGGAAATTTAAGAAATGCGTTTATTCTTTCCCTATAAAGATTATCATTTTCCCCGAACTCTCTTTTAAGTCCTACAAATCTTTCACCAATCGCAGTTAAATACTTTCCCCTCGCTATTGGTATTAGTTCGGGGTCTCGCTTTTTAAATAAAATAAATAATACCAAAGTAAATATAAAAGCTACATAAAGAATAAATAAAATTGCGCAGATTTCGTTCATAAATTTAACCCCCCAATTATCTCCGCTTCTATCCGTATTGTTTTAACTTCGCCAAGTGGAATAGCTATGCGCATTTCTCGCTGTGGGTTTTGCAGAGCATTTTTATATGAGCGGTCTAAACTACTTTTGATTTTGCGCATTAAGTCATTTTTATACATACTTTATTTTCCTCCCCAAAACTTACATCTATATCGGGCGTTAAAAAATAATCGGTTATAGCCTTAGTAGTTTTTTCGCTTAAAGGCGGGTTGTAATTATTAAAAAGGCGCACAGCCAAATCATACGCAACCTTTTCTTTTAAATCTTCCAATTCTGATTCTTTCATTCTTCAAACATAGAAATTTAAATCCCCACATCTTCCAAATCCCTAGCCACAACCGCATAACCGCCCATATTCTCCACCATTTTTTTCCAGTTAGCCTGTGCCTCTAGCAGCTTGCCCCGCTCACTCTTTACTTCAATGCTAACAAATTTAGCGATGTTTTGCCCTACCATATCGGGGGTAATGATTATTTTTTGCAATCCGATTAAATCCGCGCTCCCCGGACATAGCCCAAAGTTCTGCCGGCGGGCATTGGCTATCGTTGCCACTCCATTTTCATATTTCAGCAGAACGCCAGAAAATCCATTGCCAACGGAATTTCTAAAGAGCCGCACATCGGAGCGACTGCCTATTTTTGACAATATCAATGCTTGGATTTTTGCTTCGGAGTTTTGCATAGCTCGGCTTTGCCGCCTGTTAGTTGCTCCCAACGCTTAATGATTACATCGCAATAAATAGGGTCTAGTTCCATCATATAACATTTGCGGTTTAATTGCTCGCAGGCAATAAGCGTGGAGCCGCTGCCGCCGAATGGGTGCAATGTTCCATCGCTATTTTCCAAACGGCTATTTTCATTTTATTTTGCTCCCGTACGGGCAACGCTCGCAACTAAACGTTTCTCCCTTCAAACCCATTAGCTCCGCAAGGCGACTTGAAAATAAGCACTTTTTAAATTTACATTTTACTTTCACTTTTTCTACTCCTTCCGTTTAAAATATGCTGCGCCCACGCATAAGGGCTTTTGTAATTTCTCATTCTGCCGAGCGCGATTAATTCCTCTAATGTTTTCGCTTGTTTGCGTTCATTAGCAGTATTTAATTTTTTTTGTGCCGCTTCCATTTTTTGAAGTTCGCCTTGTATCTTTTTTAATTCCTTGCGGCTCAAAACAGGCTGTCCGCCACATTCGGGGCATTGTCTTTTTCCAACTGGAAAAACAAGAAAGCATTTTTCGCAACGCCTACACAATGGCATCGCCTCTTTGTCTTTTTGCTTGCGCTTGATTCCTTCCAAGCTCCATTCAGTTATATGCTCAATAAAACCGTGCCTTAGGCTATTCCCAACGTGGTCTAAAATAATAGCCCTGTCTTTGCCCGGTGCAACTCTTAACGCTCTGCCCGCTTGCTGAACCCAAATGGCAAGCGAAGCGGTGGGGCGTAGCATTATAGCCGCTGAAACTGCGGGCAAATCAAAACCCTCGCTGATTAATTCGCAGCTTGTAAGAACTTTTATTTTGCCAGCCGCGAAATCTTTTATTTTGCTTGCCCTTAAATTATCCAAGCCGTCAATAGATTCCGCAGCTATCCCAGCGTTTTTAAATTCAGTCGCCACATCTTCCGCGTGTTTGACGGTTGCGCAAAAAGCAACCGCAGAGGCATCGGGGCAGATTTTTTTATAGTGCATAATCGCATCGCCCGTAACGTGCGGCTTATTCATAACGCTGGAAATTTCTGTTTTGGAATAATCGCCCCCGATTATTCTCATATCCTCAAACTCCACAACTTGCGGGGGCGCGTAATAAACAGGCTTTGCAAGCCTTCCACACTCCATTAGCTCCGCTGCGGTTGGTGCCAAAACCATACAGTCAAAAATCTGCCCTAGCCCTTCGCCGTTCATTCTCCAAGGCGTTGCCGTCACGCCCAATAATTTTGATTTACTGAAATGCGAAACTATTTTTTTCCAAGTTGCAGATAAAATGTGGTGGCATTCGTCAAAGATTAAAAGCGTTGGTTCTTCCGTTTCGTTTAATCTTCTTACAAGAGTTGGAATACTCGCAACGATTACAGAGTGCTTAACATTGGATTTACCCGATGTTATAGTTTCGTGCGAAACATTGAATTTATCTAAAGTGTTGCAGGTTTGATTTAACAATTCTTGCCGATGTGTGCAAATGATAACGGAATTATTTTTTTCAACTACTTTTTTTGCGATGTGGGAAAATAAAACGGTTTTGCCAAAACCGCAGGGGGCAACCAAAACCGGAGCTTTATAGCCTTTTGCATATTTACCCTGCAATGCCAAAACACATTCTTGCTGGTCTTTGAATAATTCCATAATCCTTAAAACATAATTTATATTTTTAATTTTAATGGAAATAAGGGCTTCAATGTTGCCAGCGTACAATGATTGTCCGAGGCGAGCGGTGGCGCGGCAATTTAGGCGTAAATTTGAAAAGGCAGGTTTCTCTTTAAAACCGGAGCTTCCTTCAATAGGCGCGGTGGTGGGAACTACAACACACTCTGTTGTAGAGGGTTATTATTTTTCTAGGCAAAAACTAGAAAATTTTAACGAGGAAAATTCCATAAATGAAGCTATGCAAGCCTTGAAAAATGAGGCGGGCAAAGGCTGTATATGGGACGATTCAACGCCCTCTGTAGAAACCGCAGAAAGGCAAATTAGAAGAATGACTAGAGTATATATTGAGGAACTAGGAAAAAATTTAACGCCTATTGCAACCGAATTAAGCATAGTTGCTGAGTTTGAGGACGGCTGGAAACTTAGCGGCCATATAGATTTACTCGCAAAAGACAAAGACGGCAAATTGTGGCTTCGGGATTTGAAAACGGGCGCGGTTAGCCGTTCTTACCACGCGCAATTAGGGGCTTATTCATTGCTATACCGCTCCGCTCCCCCGGAGGGATTTGCGGATAAAATAGAAGGGGCTGCGATAGATTTCGTTAAACGCACCCCAAAAACCCGCCCGCAGGATTCGGTTAAAATAACTGAATATGATATAGCCCTTTGTGAGCAAACGGCGTGGGCGACAATTCATAGAATTAAAAGGGATATGGATTTATTTGATAATAAAATAGACCCAATGGTTTTCCCAGAAAACCCAATGAGTATGCTTTGCAATAAAACATATTGCATCGCTCATAATACAGATTTTTGCCCCATAACAAAGGAGAAAGAAAATGGATAAAGTCCAAGAGCCAGCCCAAACAAATTTAACCGACCCCATTTCAAAGTTCCGCAAGGAATGGGAAATTTTTAGCCCGGAAATAAAAGCGGTTTTGCCAGCGCACGTTAATCTTGATGCGTTTAAGCGCGTTGTGATTACTGCGGTTCAGAATAACCGAGAACTTTTATCGGCAGATAAAAAAACATTTTTTTCCGCTTGTCTAGAATGTGCAAAGCAGGGCTTGTTGCCAGACGGCAAAGAAGGTGCTTTGGTTTCATTTGGAGGCGAGGGCAAGGAGGTAAAAACCGTTTCATTTATGCCAATGGTTGAGGGCATAATAAAACAAATTTGGCGGTCGGATAAAATAAAATATTTTTCTGCAAATGCCGTATATGAAAATGACGAATTTGATTATTGCTTAGGTGACGCGGAGCATATAGTTCATAAGCCGGCTATGAGCAATAGAGGCGAAGTAATAGCCGCTTATGCAATAGTAAAAAATTTAAAGGAAGAATATATCCGTACTGTATTAACTAAAGAAGAAATAGAGAAATTGCGTAAATGCAGTAGAACTAAAGATAAATTTTTCTGGAATAATTGGTACGACCAAATGGCGATTAAATCGGCTATTCACAGGCTTTCAAAAAAATTAGATTTGGGCGTTGAATGGGAGATTATTGAAGATTTGAAAGAAATTCCACATTCGCAACCGCCTAAATTAGCCGCGCCACAAACACCGCCAGCATTACCAAAATCCGAACCAATAGAGGCAGAGGTTAGCGAACCTTTAATTTCCGCTGCACCTCCCACGCCCACCGAAGAAGAAGGAACGGAAATGTCAGCGGAAAGCAAAAGCAATGCGAAAAAAGAAGGCAAGAAAAAATCTAACCTTCCATTTGAATAGGAGAATATAAACTATGCAAATAGCAATTTCAAATTTTCGCGGGATTAGCGATGTGGATTTTGAGCTAGGCAAAATCACAATTATAGGTGGGAAAAATGGGGTTGGTAAAACTTCAATAGCCCAAGCGATAAGCGCGGCTCTTACGGGCGAATGTCCTATAAGGGAATTTCAAAAAAAGGATTACAAGCACCTTGTTAAAATCGGCAAGCCTGTTGCGAACATTGAAGTAAAAACCGATTCGGGGCAGGCGGTTATGCAATTTCCAGAGGGCAAAGCGTGGCGCGAAGGGAATCCCCCGGTAATGGGATTTTACGCTTCGGGTTTGGTTTCCCCTTTGGATATGAAAAAAAGCGATGCTGCAAATGCTTGGATTTTATTATTGAAAGCCGAACCGACTTTAGAAAATTTGAGAGACGAATTAAAAGAATTTGAGAATGTAGAGGAAATAGTCCAGTTGGTAAAATCCCTCGGTTACGATGGGGCGTTGGGTAATGTCAAGGAAGAAGGCGCAAAGCGCAAAGGCAGGTGGGAGCGCATTACAGGCGAGCATTATGGCACCGCTAAAGCCGAATCGTGGGTGCCTAATGGGTTTGTAGCTACAGGCGAAAAGGAAGCCCTAGAAGCTAATTTAAAAGCCAAACAGGAGGCTTACAATGAATCATTAAAGAAAAATGCCGTCAGCGATTATGAGCGGGCAGGCTTGGCAGCAAAAGCCCAAACTATTGACGAAAAAGAAAAGCAATTAAAAGTTAACGAAGCTGCATTGGAGGGATTTAAAACAGACCTTGAAAGCGTAAAAGCAAATTTGGAATTGTACAAAAATTCTTTTAATTTACTTAGATGCCCGCACTGTAATAAATTTTTACGCATAGTCGGCAATGAAGTGATAAAAGCAGAAAGCGAAGTTTTACCAAACGAAAAAAAAATTGATGAATTTAAATCCTGTATAAAAAATTTACAAATAGGATATGAAGAAACAAATAATAGGGTTGCTAAATATAAAACAGAAATATCGGAAGCGAGAGCCGCAAAGGAAAAATTAAATTCCTCCGTTGTGGCCGAGCCGAATACTGCCGCTGCCAATGAACTACAAACCGCCAAAGATGCCCTTGCTGCTTGCAATGCGTACCACGAGGCAAAAGCGGAAAATAAAGAGGTTATGTGGAGAATAGAGGCGGCTAAAATTCTTGCGCCGGAAGGGTTAAGAAAAAGATTTTTGGAAAAGAAATTAAAGGAGTTTAATAAATTTTTACAGCAATTATGCGATGCCGCAGAATGGGCGACTATAAAAATAGAACCCGATTTGTCGGTTTCTTTTGAGGATAGGCCGTACCTAGTCCTTTCCAAATCGGAACAATTCATAACCCGCTGCACGATACAGGCAGCTTTGGCCGTTCTGTTAAATTCCGATTTAGTTATTTACGATGGCGCGGATATTCTAATGAAGGAGTGGCGAAATGGATTATATGGCTTGTGCGTGGAAACCGAAAGCGTTTCTGCTAATTTACATTCCATTATGTTATTGAGCGCAAACAAATCCTCAGAAATTCCATATCTAGACCCCGAATCGGGCTATAAATCCTATTGGATAGAAAGGGGCAGCATAGAGCAAATTAAACCTAATGAGTTAAAAAAATAAAGGAATTTTAACATATTCCAAAAATATGTTAAAAAATGATACATATTCTAGGCCATAATTACCGGAACTTGAATAATTGTCGTTCTTTTTACATTGTGCAACTCTCTCTGTTTTATATTCTCATTTAGAATTTTTGAATACATATTAGGATTTTTAGAAAACCAAAGCCGCAGCGCGCTTGCGCTTATGTCTAATTTCATATCCTTTAATTTTTGCAATATGTGTTTTGGCGATGCCATTCCTTCTTTTATTAAATTTACAATATAGCTCCTATTCTCATTCAATAGCCCCTGCCGCATTTTTGCGATTTTATGGCATTTGGTATTATGGTAATTGTAATATGTTTTATTTTTCCTTTGCCCCTCATAATTTAATTTAGTGCGGTATAAATAATAGCTTAAAGTGGTTCGGGAACAACCGAGTGAAGTGGCAATTTTCCCTTTACTTACTCCTTGCTTTATATATTCTAATAATTTGTCGTGGGATTTCGCTAATTTCAATTCTGTAATATGCCCTATGGGTTTGCCAAAAAGAACCCCCTCTTTTTTTCGCCTCTCTATACCCTCATTGGTTCTTTTAATAATCATTTCCCTTTCAATTTGAGCGGCAGTTCCATAGGCGGAAAGGATTATGGCAGAAACTGTATCATTTCTTTTAAATGCTTGATTTTCCTTAACCGCGTAAATTATGCAGTTGTTCGTTTGTATGCAATGCTCTACTATGCGAAATAACATAAACACAGAGCGAGCTAGGCGGGATATTTCCGAAACGATTAAAACATCGCCGCTTTTTATTTTTTCCATAAGCACTCCTAAATTTCTTTTAGAATACTCTTTGGCTCCGCTAACGCCTTCATCTGCAATCCATTCGTCAATCGGCAAGCCTAGTTCCTGCGATTTTTTCACGATGCCTATTTTTTGGCTTTCCGTATCTTGCTTATTTGTGCTTACTCTGATGTAACCAAATACCATAGCGACTTCCTGCCGCGCCTGCGGCTGTTAGGGTTTATTATTTTTTGCAAAATAGTCTATTGCGCCCTATAATTTTGAATTTATAGGACGGCTAAAAAAATTTATATTGAAATGCTATTCTAGCTTGATAAATTTTGCCATAAATCCTTCCTTTGCCCCAATGGGGCGGTTTGTAGTTATCCCCTTTAATATACATTATTTTTTGCCAGCAGGACTACATAACTAAAAATAATTTAAGAACTTATGACTTTTTACGAACTATTTTTCTATNAGAGTGCTTAACATTGGATTTGCCAGATGTTATAGTTTCGTGTGAAACATTGAATTTATCCAATGTATTGCAAATCTGGTTTAACAATTCTTGCCTGTGCGTGCAAACGATAACAGAATTATTTTTCTCAATTACTTTTTTTGCGATGTAGGAAAATAAAACCGTTTTGCCAAAACCGCAGGGGGCAACCAAAACAGGAGCTTTGCAGCCTTGCGCATACTTTTCTTGCAATGCGCAAAAACATTTTTTCTGGTCTGGGTATAATTCCATAATTTATTTGCGCTGTGATTTGTAAATAAGAACGCTTAATAAAATAATAATAACTATTGAACTAGGAATTAAGGCGTAAAAACCATATAACTTAAATAAAATCATAAAACATAATTTATATTTTTAATTCAAATGAGAATACGTGCTTCAATGCTCCCCGCCTACAATGATTGCCCCAGACGTGCTGTTGCGCGGCAGTTTAGGCGCAAGATTGAAAAGGCAGGTTTCTTTCTTAATCCAGAGCTTCCTTCAATAGGTGCGTTGGTGGGAACTACTGCGCACTCTGCTATAGAGGCTTTTTATTTTTCTAGTAAAAAACTAGAAAATTTCAACGAGGAAAATGCAATAAATGAAGCGATGCAAGCCTTGAAAAATGAGGCGGGCAAGGGCTGTATATGGGACGATTCAACGCCCTCCGTTGAAACCGCAGAATTACAGATTAAAAGAATGACAAAAGTTTATATTGAGCAACTCGGAAAGAATTTAACTCCCGTTGCAACCGAATTGGAATTAGTCGCCAAATTAGACGATGAGGGAATTTGGGAACTTAGCGGGCATATAGATTTGCTCGCAAAAGACAAAGACGGCAAATTTTGGCTGCGCGATTTGAAAACAGGCTCGGTTAGCCGCTCGCACCACGCGCAATTAGGGGCTTATTCATTGCTGTACCGCACCGCCCCCCCCGATGGGCTGCCAAAGAGAATAGAAGGCGGCGCGATAGATTTCGTGAAGCGCACACCAAAAACACGCCCGCAGGATTCGGTCAAAATAACCGAATATGATTTAGCCCTATGCGAAAAAACGGCGTGGGCAACTATAGAAAAAATTAGAAAGGATATGGCATTGTTTGAAAGCACCAATGACCCTTTTGCATTTCCAGAAAACCCAATGAGTATGCTCTGCAATAAAACTTATTGCGTTGCTCATAACACAGATTTTTGCCCAATAACCAAGGAGAAAGAAAATGGATAAAGTTGAAGAACCAACCGCATTAGCCACAGCCGACCCGATAAAAAATTTCCAAATAAAGCTGGATGGACTTGACGGGGAAATAAAAGCGGTTTTGCCAAGCAACATTACACTTGCGGCATTTAAGCGAGTAGTAAGAACCGCAGTTCAAAACGACTTAGAGCTTTTGGCGGCAAATCCAAAAACGCTTTATACAGCTTGCCTAGAGTGCGCAAAGCAAGGCTTGCTGCCCGATGGCGAAGAAGCTGCGCTGGTTATATTTGGCGGCAAGAATGGAAAAACCGTTTCATTTATGCCAATGGTTAAAGGAGTGATTAAGCAAATTTGGCGTTCAAACAAAATAAGTTATATTTCTGCAAACGCAGTTTATGAAAATGATTTTTTTGATTATTGCTTAGGCGATGAAGAATACATAAAGCATAAACCAGCTATGCAAACCAGAGGGAAAATAGTCGCTTCCTATGCTATTGTAAAAACAAAAGACGGTGAATTTATCCGAACTGTTTTAACTAAAGAGGATATAGAAAAATTACGTGAAGCCGGTAGGTCTCCAAACGGCGATTACTGGACTAAATGGTACGACCAAATGGCGATTAAATCGGCTATTCACAGGCTTGCAAAAAAATTGGATTTGAGTGTTGATTATGAAGTTATTGAAGATACAAAAGAAATTCCATATTCACCGCCTAAATTGGCCGCGCCACAAACAGCATTGCCAAAGCCAGCAGAGGCAATAGAAGTGGAAGCTGACGAACCTTTAATTTCCGCTGCGCCTAACGAACCCGAACCCGAAAAAGCGGAAGCAACGCCGCCAGAAGAAGCGAAAACCAAACCGAAAGTAAATAGCAAAGGAAAGCAGCCGTTTTAAATTATGAATAGACATATTTTTAAATACGTATGTAACCAACAGATACATAGCTTTCAAGTGCAATGCGATACATTATTGCAGGCGTTGGAAAATTTTATAGAGCAATGCAAAAAAGACAATCATTTAGATATTGTATTGATAGAAGTTCATAGTTTTACGGTAAATAAAGTTAGACCTTGGATAACGGTTGAGAGTTAAATGCAAATAGCAATTTCAAATTTTCGCGGCATAAACGATGCGAGTTTCGAGCTTGGCAAAATCACTATTATAGGCGGCGAAAACGGAGCTGGCAAAACTTCCATTGCACAAGCCATAAGTGCAGCACTCACAGGCGAATGCCCTATAAGGGAATTTAAAAAAAAGGATTACAGGCACTTGGTTAGGATTGGCAAGCCCGTGGCAAATATTGAAGTAAAAACGGATTCGGGAACTGCTGTTATGCAGTTCCCAGAAGGCAAAGCGTGGCGTGAGGGAACGCCGCCAGCAATGTCGCTTTATGCTTCGGGCTTGGTTTCTCCGCTGGATATGGAAAAAAGCGATGCGGCAAAAGCTTGGATTGTTTTGCTCAAAGCCGAACCGACTTTGGAAAACTTGAAAGACGAATTGAAAGAATTTGAGAATATAGAGGAAATACTCCAGTTGGTTAAATCGCTCGGTTACGATGGTGCTTTGGGCAATGTCAAAGAAGAAGGCGCAAAGCATAAAGGCAAGTGGGAGCGCATTACAGGGGAACGCTACGGCACCGCTAGGGCCGAATCGTGGTTTCCCAATGGGTTTGTGGCTGTTGGGGAAAAAGAAGCCCTAGAAGCCGATTTAAAAGCCAAACAAGAGGCTTACAACGAATCATTAAAGAAAAATGCAGTTAGCGATTATGAGCGGGCAGGCTTGGCAGCAAAAGCCCAAACTATTGACGAAAAAGAAAAGCAATTAAAAGTTAGCGAAGCTGCATTGGAGGGATTTAAAACAGACCTTGAAAGCGTAAAAGCAAATTTGGAATTGTACAAAAAT